ATCGTTAAGATAATTCAACGCTTTAGTCTTTAAATCTTTCTGAATGTTCTCAGAAAGAGACCTTACCAAATTGTACAAATCAACACTAGCTCTCGCCTTAGGATTGTACCCCCTAACATTGAAGTATCTCTGTACTACAATGTTGTCATTAAGTGTTAACAAAAACTCTAACTTTGTAACGTCACTTTTTTCTTTCATAATTTTCTTTTTTTGTTTTTAAATCTTCTTTTTTCTTTACGAGTAAGTTTCATAAAAGGTGTTAAAAATTCTACCCAAGCATTGTCATGTTTAGGTAGGTACTTAAAAATTCCATCACTCATCATCATCCTCATTAGGTTCTTATATCCTCTACCATCGGGGTCCAAATTTTCTTTATGGTAAAGTTCAATAGTCTCCTTTGACTCTTCAGTTAGCAATGGTTTGGACAAATCTACGAGTTTTTTGTTAATATCAAAAAATTCTTCACCAAAAACCCCTTTTCTTGTTTTACCCGATAAAAGGTTTTGTAATGCTCGATTGTCTTTGTCCGTTTTGTGTAATTCCTCAGCACGTTGTTTAATATCGTCAACAGATACCGTATTATCAACTATGTCAGGAAATAATTTAACAAATGTCTTTTCACCCATATATTGAATACCGTCAATATTATCTGATTTATCACCAGATATAATTTTAAATGTTGCAATATTACTATGGGGTATTGAGATGTCTTTTAGAGGTACCAAATCTCCGTTCTTAAGAGTTATCTTCTTCATGGGTTGGTACACCTCAACATTCTCTGAGATAAGTTGTGTAAGGTCTTTATCTGAAGAGAATATGGTTTTGTACTCGTCTTCAGATATTTGACAATAGTACGCAATTAAATCATCACTTTCAGTTTCTTCTATGGATACCTGACGTATAAACATCTCCTCAAGATATGCTTGAATGCGTTGCATCTGCCATTCAAACGATTCTCTCTTAGATTCGTTTAATGTTTGTTTTCTGTTTTGTTTATAATCAGGGGAGATAAGTCGTCTTTGGGCGGAGTTATTTTCTCCATCCCAAAAGACGATTACTTTGTCATAGTTGTGTTCAGTTAAGAACCTTCTGATAGTATTAACGAAATGATAAATTCCACCAATATGTTTTCCTTCGTGATAGAATTCTCTAACACCGTGAAAACCTATTTTGAATAAATTATTTCCGTCTACTAATAATGTTTTAACCACGTTTATTGTGTTAAATGGTTACACTTCTTTTTCTTCTTCCAATTTGAAGTCACCCTCTGTTCCGATGACTTCCTTCCAATAATTTGCCTGTTCAGACTTATACGCCTCAATAGACTTCTTTTCTTCTGTTGAATCTTTACCAGCCAAAAATCCATGAGGTGTTACGATGATTTTACCATCTTCATAACCCAAACCATTAATATGGTTTTTCATCACAGATACTTTAGTTCTGGTCGCAAACTTAACTTTTCTCTTGTCTTTAACTGCCGTGATTTTGTTGGTACCCGCATTTTTTTGATTACCAAATAAAAATACCAAAGACGAGTTTAACCAAATAGACTCACCACCCTTAGCTTTAATCTTTGGTTGTCCAAACGGATTGTCAGGTAGTTCAACCCACGGTTGATTAACAATAACCAATGTGTTTTCATATTTTGAATCCGCTCTACGAGAACCTGAAATACGTTGGTTGATACCCATACCAATCTTATCAGCTAAAGTGGCCGCGTTGTGTTGTTTACCACCTTTACCTTCATAAGTCATTTTACACGGTACTGAACCTACAGAATCCCATAAGAACAACAAATCATATTCTAACTCACCTTTTGCTTGTGCATCTAATAGTTCGTTGATATAATCTGTGATTTGTTCAATGTATTCAAAATTGTTGTTAAAGATAAAGAATCCATCCCAATCCAATTCACCCGTTTCCTCATCAACCACTTCCTCACATTCAAAACCCATAAGTTTTGCATGTTCAAAAGACCATTTCTGTTCTGTGATGATAAACACAGGTAACATACCTCTTCGTTGAGCATCAACCGCAGTCTTTACCAACGCAGTAGTTTTACCTGTATCTGAATGACCTAAGAACATATTTAAATGTCCAATTGCAGGACCAGGAACACCAACAGCATCCAAGAACTGTTCACCCAAATCAAAAAATCTTTGGGGTTTGTATTTTGCAGAAGTTGAGAACTTCTTTTTAATACTACTAAAATCTTTTTTCTTAATTGCCATAATCTTTACATTATAAAGATGGTGCAGACATTGCCTGCACCATCATGTTAACTTTCTTTAGAATGGTAGGTCGTCATCTACCTCAGCAGTATCTTGTGGGTCTACTGTATCTTCAGTTGTAGAAGATGAACCACCGATAGACATTTCTGATTCCTCACCATAAACATATTTTTTCAACTCTGAATCCCAAACAGGTGTCTCACCTCTTGCGATTGCTTCCAAATACTCAACAGGTTTTTGAGCGTATACGTCTTGCCAAGTAAGTTCGTCTTCAACCCACTCTTTCATTTGACCTGCGTCTTCATGAATTGCACATGGGTCGTCATACATAACTGTTTGAACCACAGTGTACTCAATACCTTTTGGAGTTTTTGCTTTAGCCAACTCGATAATCAAATCTCTACCTTCGTTAGCATCGGTTACGTCACCTTTAGCCTTCCAAATAGGGATAATTTTATCCAAGATACCTTCTTGCTTGTAGTTGTCTTTGAATCTCCAAAACTTAGGTCCGTGGTCTTCATTTTCACGGTCGATAAGTTTTACAATGTAGAATTTACGTGGACGGTATTGACGAGCCAAGTCCTTGTCTGACTCTTTACCTGTTGACATCAACTCTTCATATACCTCAGTAAGTGGAGAGCGTTCACCGTCATTTTTACCTGGGTCGTAGAGTTTAGTCCACTTACCATCAATTTGTACCTCGTGGTACCACACCTCTTTAAATGGAGATGAACCGTCTGATGTTGGTAGAATACGAACTCTTTTCTGACCTGATTTAGTACCTTTAGGTAGGTACGTTGTGAAATAACGTTTTAGTCGGTCTTCTTGAGACATCGACTGATTACCACCACTATTTTTAGAGGTGTTTTTTTCGTACTGTGCCAGTACAGCGTCTAATGCATTTGCCATAGTTTCTCTTTTTTACTCTTTTTAATTTATTTCTTATTTACTCTCTTTTAAATATAACACATAAGGTGATTTAGTCAAATGGTTATAAAATAAAAAAGACCACGAATTGTGGTCTTATTATAGTCTATATTTTTTGGTTTGTCAATTACATTCCTTCATCTTCAAATGGTGTGTCGAAAGATTTTTTAATCTCACCATCACTATAGTTTTCAACTTCATCAGAAGTTAAAACATATTCATTTTTACCTGTTTTTTCCATTTCAACTTCTTTGTCTGAAAAGAAATCAGTTAATTTTTGATTGTATGGGTAACTGTCTAAACTTCTTAATTGTAATTTTTCTTCAGGAGATTTTTGACGGTATTTTTCAACCTTATGTTCCAAATCATTAATCTTTTGTAAAATTTGGTCCATATCTTCTAACTTACTTGTTAAGTCATTCAATCTATCCATCATTGTCTCCATATACTCTTCTTGCTTTGAAGACATGTCTTTTTGTGTGGTTACTAAATCAGTGATATCTAATTCTTCAGTTCCCTCATCAGATGAAACTTCATCAGACGATACTTCATCACCACCTTCCATACCTGGTTCATCAACAACCTCAACATCTGGGTCTGTATCAACATCTACAGGTTGTGGTTCACCCATTTCATCACCAGCAGGTGCTTCAGCATCACCACCTAAATCTAATGCTGGGTCGGCCGCGGGGTCGACAGGTTCTTCTTGTTCAAGAATATACTTATTGATTCTTTTATAAGACTCAATTTCTTTTAATATTTTTTTATCTACTGACATAATAATTCTTTTTAACCGTTTAAAAGAGTTTTTACTCCTTGTGGTGTTTCAACCTTAAGAGTTCTGTTTAATTTCATTGTGTTATCTACTCTTTCAATAAGGCCGTCTTTCATTCTAACAGTGTAACAATCACCTGTGTCTAAGTCACAAACTTCTTTGTAACCATTACCCGAATCTCTTTCAGTAATTCTAGTGTCTTTTGACAAATACTGGTCTAATAATGATTTTGTATTCATAATCTTTTTATTAATAAATATACGTTAATTAGTGTTTTTCTAATTTTTAACTGTTATCCCACTTGTTTATCTTTCTACCAAACATATCATATCCCTTATCAAATGTTTTTTTGGATTCAGAATTTTTAGAAATTTCACCGTCAATAGTCGCAATTATGGTTTCAACGTTGTCATTAATATTTTCACTCGTGTTTATTTGTTTATCTAATTTTGTAAACCTAAGTGTATAATACCATATGTAAGTAAATGATTTTGCCAAGTCACCATTTATAGATGTGTTGGCTAAAAATGCCTGTATAATGTTTTCATACTGACTACATATATCATTCATAAA